CCCTCAACATTTTCAAACTTACCTATCCACGTCGAAGGCAGCTCCCACAATATATACATAGGCGAGGGGCCGTCGAAAACTTTTGAGATTGAATAGCCCTTGAGTTTTATGACGCGGTCTGGGTCATTCTTGGCATACGGCACACTGACTATTGCATACTTACCCCAAGGCCACCACTTAATTGGCATTGCTATCCCATTCCACTAGATAATCTTTGAACTCTTGTAATGAAGTACCAAGTAAACTAAACGTTTCATTTTTGTTTAGCTTCCAGAACTTCTTAATTATCATACCATCATCTGTATTGCCATTAATAACAATGACAGTAAACTTATCAACCCTAGCTAATTGCTTTAATAATATCTGCTGACCAACACTAATCTTTTCATTATCACGCTTCCACTCACCAATCAAGAAGTGTCCGTGACGCTCCATCATCATGTCTATGTTACTTGGCAATCTCTTACCTAGCAGACCATTAATTTCTTTGAAGTCTACATGAACAGCTAAAGGGTTACGCATCATATTACATACCTTTCAGACAGGGCAAGACACGATATGGTGAACTACCCATATTCATGCCATTACCAAAGTAACTGCATCTAACCAGAGGTTGCTTATTCATTCTATCAGGCGCTCGTCCGTGAGCCACACGCTAATACTTCACCAATTTACCTGTTTTCCCTAGTACCTAAGCAAGTCTAGGCGGCATCGTGTCTTTTAATCTAATGCCATCACTTTAATTGTTAGCCACCGTGACATGGTGCATTGCTTTGTTGATTGGCGAACAGTACCTAGAAATGACAAAGCCCCTAGAGGTCTTGGCTTCCCTGTCCGACCACAGGTGCTAATTGAATAGCTCGAAACCAAAACCTTTAGAGGCTTTAAGTTATGATGTAGTCGGACATCAACGAAACCATTATAAAATAAATGCAAGTTGTGGTTTAATTATGTCGCTAACAAAAGGAAGCAATTAGTTTTGCTTATTGAACTTGACAGATTGATTAAAATAAATCATTATACGGATAGCTGATAGATATATATATTAGCAATTGTATCACGTTGATACGACAACTAGGAGACAATAATGGCTTTACAAGATGGAACATTAGAAACCTTTGAAGTATTCGGTATTGAGCTAGATGTGATATACGAATGCGATATTGAGGTAGACCCATATGGTACAGGCGACAGCCCTACTACATACTCAGTTACAATTCATTCAGTAGAAACAACAGACAGCACAATCAATATTGAGGAGCTGCTATCTAAGCGTGTCATGGATGCTATTGAAGATGAGATTATTGCATTGGAAGGCTCAATGCTATGAGTGAGCAACAATTCCAGGCAGAAGTAATGGACGAACTTAAACAACACCAGGAGAACACAATGAGTAACTACAAGAAACTACGCGAGATTAACGTAAACGAACACACAGAAAAGAAAGGCCAGCTTACCTATCTATCATGGACATGGGCTGTAGACCAGTTGCTATTGCAAGATGAGAATGCTACATGGGAATTTCCAGAGCCTAAATACTTTGGTGAATCAGTGATGGTATTCTGTAATGTGACAGCACTAGGTAAGACAATGAAGATGCAGTTACCAGTCATGGATAACCGCAACAATGCTATTGCTAACCCTGATGCTCGTAAGATTAGTGATGCTACAATGCGTTGCCTAGCTAAGTGTATTGCTTGCTTTGGTATTGGCTTATACATCTATGCTGGCGAGGACTTGCCACAAGTAGATGAATCTAACATTGATATTGATGCTATCTTAAAAGAACTTGGCACAGCTAAGAGCAAGGATGAGCTCAAGTTTAAATACAAAACAGCAATGACAGCTTGCCGTAGTATCAAAACACTAGAGGCACAAGTTATTCAACGCGCTAAAGAAATCTCAACCCTATTTGATGAGGTGGCATAATGAGTGAGATGATTGTAGATTTTCGTAAGCTAACACCACCACCAAAACAATTGCTTGATGAACGTGCTACAAAAGTAGCAAAGTTAATTGAGGAGATGGGGTATAAATATAGACTAGCAAGACCAATGCCGAGGACACAATAATGGCTATATTTAAATCAACAGTAATAAATATAACTGATATTGTTGCTGATAACTTACATCAAAATATTAAATTTGAGTTAAGAAATAAATTGGCAGTGTTAGCTTATCAACAAATAGATTCAATTGTTGAAGAAGTTACAAAAGATTTAGTAGGAAGAATAGAATCTTATCACGATATAAATGGTGAAATTAAATTAAATATACAAATTAATAAGCCAACAAAAAAGGATAACGATAATGGAAACGATTGAACAGGGAAGTGAAGCATGGTTGCAGATGCGACTAGGCAAGATTACAGCATCACGCATTGCAGATGTAATGGCACAAGTAAAGACTGGCGAAGCAGCAAGCAGAGCAGACTATCGCATTGAGTTAGTATGCGAACGATTGACAGGCAAGCCTACAGAAAGCTATACCAATGCACACATGGAACGTGGCACAGAACTAGAGCCATTTGCTAGAGCATGGTATGAAGTAGAACGTAATGAGTTTGTTAAGCAAGTGCCATTCATTGACCATCCTACTATCAAGAATGCAGGGGCTAGTCCTGATGGCATCATTGGTGAAGGCTTGATTGAGATTAAATGCCCGATGGCTAAGACGCACATCAAGTATTTGCTAGAAGATAGAGTGCCTGCAAAGTATATGCCGCAGATGGCATGGCAGATGGCTTGCACACACAGCAAATGGGTAGACTTTGTATCGTATTGCCCAGAGCTTCCACAAGATATGCAAATGTTTATCAAGCGTTATGAGCGTGATGATGCTTACATTGCAGAGCTAGAAGCAAAGGTCATTGAGTTTGACATCGAGGTAGAGCAAGTTATTGCTAGATTGGGTGGCACAAAATGATTGCACTGATACTTGCATTAACATTGATGAACGGCACAGATATTTATGAGCCAGTCAAGATGCCAGATGGTAGAGTTCTTAAATGTATAACTACACCAACAGGAACTTTTTGTTACTAAGGAATAATGATGACACCATTGTATAATGTAGTTGCTAAATGCGGCACATACAAAGACAAGCAGGGAAACAAAGTTCAGAAATGGGCGAAGGTAGGAGTGTCAGTTGACACTAGAGAAGGTGGCATTGCATTAAAGATTGATACATTGCCAGTTGATTGGGATGGTTGGCTACAGCTTGCCGTTCCGAACGACAAAGATTATAACTATTAGGAGCAGTAAATGAATATCTTAACAGCAACAGGAAACTTAGGCCGTGATTGTGAAGTGCGCTTCATGGCAGACGCAACACCAGTAGGCAGTTTTAGCTTTGCATTGTCTAGTGGCTATGGTAAAAATGCCAAGACAACATGGATTGATTGCAGTTTGTTTGGTAAACGTGCAGAAACTCTTGCGCCAATGCTTTTAAAAGGCACACAAATAGCGATTAGCGGTGAGTTCTCTGTCAGGGAATACAATGACAAGGATGGCAACTTAAAAAGCGTTCCTAGCCTTCGTGTAAATGAAGTCACATTGCTTGGTAAAAAGAGTGACGCAGCAGCACAGCCATTAGAAGTAGCGCAAGTGAAAGACTTACCTAAGTCTAACGTGCCAGACTTCGATGCCTTTGAGGACGACATCCCGTTCTAACGAATTGGCGAAAGCATACGGGGGTGTGTGAGTAGCCAACTATCTATGGGGAGTAACACATATTTGTCTGGTGGCCCAGGCCTCAATGTCTTGTGATTATTTCATTGAACCGTGTTATTCCCCACCATTATTAGGAGATTATTATGTTAAACAATCGCGGCTTGCGTACAGTAGAAGCTATTAGAAGAAGAATGAAGATACTAGACTTGTTGGTAGAGAAGCCAATGTCAACTAAAGAACTTCATCTACATATCAATGAGAACTTTGGCAAAGTAACAGAAGATATAATCCGTTTGAAAACGATGGGCTACATAGAAACGTTACCAAAGAAAATCTTTTGTGAACTAGGCAAGCGTACCTCATACTTCTACACAAGAACGAATAAAGCATACGATGGCTACGAATACTTTGAAAAAATTTCTAAGGAAATTGATGTAGAGAAAGCCTTGAGCGAGCATAAAGCTAGAGCAAGGATTCAAAAGGAAGATATTAGAGAAGGCAAGGAAGTTTACATTAAGGTGCCAGGCAATCCTCATGCAACCATTGTGATGAATAGCAATAGGCCAGCAGGATTTTACTCGTACCAAAAGAGAAGGCCAACAGTCAATCGTGGCATTGGCAGCTCGTTCTCTATGTTTGATACAGCGATGGGGGAACTATGACTAAAGACGAAGCATTAAAGATGGCAATTGAATGGATTGAAGGATGGTACGGAGATAATAGGTCTAGATATGCGGTACTCAACGCTTGCAAAGAAGCACTAGAGCAACCTAAGCCACCAGAAAAAACAACATCACTTGAAGATGTAATAAAAGAATTTGAAAAAGACCCAGAAATGAAAGCATTGCTAGATTTAGCAAGAAAACAAGTAAGGGGAATGGAATTAAAACAACCAGCGCAAGAGCCTAATTGCTATGGGGATGGAAATGTTTATCGTGGATTAAGAAGCGAGGATTCAAAAGTAAAAACATATCATGTAAACACCCACCCTCATCAATGGCAAGAATTAACGGATGATGAAATAGTCGCAAAAGTATTTGAAAATGATGATTTGCTTGCTAGGATTTTATTGCTAGATGTCGCTAGCAAAGCACTAAAACAAGCATTAAAGGAGATGAACACATGAACACACAAACACAAGAAGCATTAAAGATGGCGATTGAATGGATAGAAAACCCTTTTGTGACAACACCCGCCCTAAAAACTGAAGTTCTCAACGCTTGCAAAAAAGCACTAGAACAACCAGCGCAAGAGCCTGTGGCTTGGACTGATGAATATAAAAACTTTCTTGAGTGGGATAAAGAATCTTTATGTGATAAAGCCGTATGTAAAGAGCATGAAGCAATCCCACTCTACACCCACCCTCATCAATGGCAAGGATTAACTGATGATGAGATACAAAATATATTAACGCCAATTGTATTATTAGATAATGCAGATTCCGTAACTGATTATGAAATTGCCCGTGCTATTGAACAAGCATTAAAGGAAAAGAACACATGA